TCTTCCATCGTTGACTACACGCAATCCATCAACAACTATGTCTCGCAGATTGGCGGCGCAAACAACACATCCTCTACTTGGGTTCGCGTGTCCGTTCAATTTACGACGCCCGCAGGATGCACAGCAATCTACGTCTACCCAACTTCAAGCGATTCCGGCACGGTTGATCTTCTGATTTGGGGCGCACAGGTCGAAACCGGCTCCGGTGCCAGTTCTTACATCCCCACGGGCGCGAGCACGGCGACGAGGGCTTTGGAGTCGTGCGTAATGACCGGGACGAACTTCTCGTCGTGGTTTGCTGGAGCGACGGAGGGCGTGCTGTACGCGGAATGCGAACGACCGAGGAAGATTGAATCGCCTGCGGCAGATCATGCCATCGTTGGTACTCGGTACTCAAGTGGGCAGGGACTTTGGGTCTATGCGTCCGCTACGAACCAGTACCCATCGTCCTACATCTTCCCGTCTGGTGGAGCGCAGTTTGCCGGAGGCATCGCTACGATGATCCCTCTTGTCAGCAAGCAAGCGGTTCGCTGGTTCAACGCAAATGACATCACGAACTTCGGAAACGGAATACAGGGAACTACGAATACTGCTGGAACAGGAACGATGGTTCCGACCATGCTGACCATTGGCGCGAACTCCACCACCGGTACTGCTGCGAATTTGGAATGGCTCAACGGCTGCGTTCGCCGCGTCAAGTTCTGGCCCGTTGCTCTCCCCGACTCGCAAATCATCGCACTTACCACACCATGAGCGACTACATGCTCCGCACCGAAACCGAAGCGCAGATGGACGATGCGCTCGAGGCCGCCGGAATCCTCGTTGAGGTCGATCAGGGCGAGGGCGAGATGGTGCTCATGCCCGTCCCGAACTGCGCTTTGGATCGCATCGGCCCCATCCCGCCCGTGCTGGACGAAGACGGCAACGAGATCCGCCCCGGCGACCCGCGATATCACACCAACCTGCGGGTGGCGTTTGAGCTGACCGAGGAGCAGGTCGAGGCGCTCCCGACATTCACCCCGGAGCCGGGGATTCCGTACCGGGTATGGGCATGAGGCTCCTGCTCGCGGTCCTGCTGCTCGCCGGCTGCAACCCGGTCGCACGGATCTCCGCGAACGCGACCGCCATCCGCAACGAGGCGCAGGCGCTCATCGACCACGGGAACGCCACGGGCGACCAGGTCGTGGTGCAGGGCGCGACGCGCATCGACGCGGCCGCGGCGGCCATCCACGGCGACATCCCGGCCGTGCAGGCAATCACCCCCGCGTGGCTGTCCACGCTGCAATGGTGGGGCATCGCGGTCGCGGTCGTGGCCGTGGCGTTCGTGCTGTGGCAGACCGGGATCGGCACGGCCATCAGGGTCGCCGTCGGCTGGTTACCCAGGCGGAAGGTGCGTGACGCCGAGATGGCCGCTGCCATGCTCGACGACGACAAGACGGAGAACCTGCGCGAGTACATCGCCGCGCGCCGCGGGTCGGATCCGGCATTCGATGCCGCGTGGCGCAGGATCAAGAACAAGGAGAAGGCATGATCGACTTCATCGTCAACGTCGCTTCGGCGTTCATCGTCGGGTACGCCGTGTGCTGCTGGTTCCCGCCGACCTGGATCGCCGGCAAGCTCGGCTTCGGCATCACCAAGACGAAGGGCAAGCGGAAGTGAGCGAACTCAAGGTCAACAAGGTCACGCCATCGACCGGGACCCAGGTCGAGCTGGAGGCGACCACCTTGCTCGTCGACGGGACGCTCGTCGTTCCGACGGTGAACAACCCGGCCGGCGTCGCTGTCCAGCACAACGGCAGCACCAAGCTCGCGACATCGTCGACCGGGGTCACCGTGACCGGGACCGTCACCGCCACCGCGTTCTCCGGAAGCGGTGCCGGCCTTACGGGCATCATCGCGGCCGGAACCGGAGGAGCCTCGTCGACCGGCGGCCTGTCGGTGGTGGCTGCAAGCGGCGGCGGCAATGTTGGCGACATCGTCTTCTACACCAATGGAACCGCGGGTGCAAACATTCGCGGGACCTGCACGAACGGCGGTGACTGGAACTTCGACAGCAACACGCTGTTCATCCAGAACAGCACCAACAGGGTCGGCATCGGGACCGTGGCGCCAGCGTCGGCTCTTGACGTCACCGGCACCGTTCGCGCCAGCGACGTGACGATCGTCGGAACTGGTCAGCTGGTCGGCGGCATCGGTGCAGTTACGACGTCCGGAGTGCTCAACTGGAACGACGTGTCAAATGCACGGTCCGGAAACGGATACACGCTGCTCCGGAGCAGCACGTCGTCGAACCAGCCAACGTCGTATTCGGCGACAACCGACTATTTCCATCCGTTCTCGTTTGAGTACAGCAGCAAGGACGGCTCTGGCAATATGTGCCAGTTCGCCATCCCATACACCACCACGCTGTCAGGGATTCACTACCGCACGAGGGTTGGCGGCACTTGGGATTCATGGCGTTCGCTCGTCACCATGCCGAACGAGACGACGCCGAAGATCACGGTAACCGCCACCGGCGTCGGCATCGCGAATACAGCCCCGAATGACGTCCTTGACGTCACCGGCGGCATCCACGCCACCGGAGCGATCAAGGCAGACGCGGGTGTCAAGTTCATTGCCGGTGGGAACCTCCAAGCTGACGTCAACACGCTCGATGACTACGAGGAAGGCACGTTCGTCCCGGCGTACGCAATGTCCGGCGGAACGCCGGCCATCGGAACGATCATCTACAACACGGGCAGTACGGGTGGCCGTTACGTCAAGATCGGACGGCTCGTCCATGCAACCGGGCAGATCACAGTTACCACCGGCCCGTCAACGGCCGCTACCGGCACCTACCTTGTCATCACCGGCCTTCCGTTCGCCCCAAGCAACAACGCGTCAGTCACGATCGGATTCCGAACCACCACGGCTGCTCACTGGGGAGGAGCGTTCCCGGCAACCGGATACACATTCAGCGGTGGCATTTATTTGATGACGAATGCCTATGCCTATCTGTCGTCCACCTCCGCGGATGCTGCGGCGGACCTAACCGGAACCGACCTCCGGTTCAGCGTGACCTACGAAACCAACTCCTAACCATGCCCACATCAACCACCGAAACGGTCGAAATCAACGACGACGGCATGATTTCCTACAAGGAGACGACCGTCGAGACGGACGGAGGCGGAAACGTAATTTCCGTCTCGTACCGGCGGGGCGTCTATCCGCCATCAGGAAGTCCGGTCGGGATCACCGCCGTCGACACCGTCGGCAGCGTCAGCTGGACCGCCAACGTCATCGAGAAGTATGAGCAGAAGATTTATGGCGAGTTGGGTGAGCCTATTCCCCTTGGAGGCGTCTGATGACCAAGCTCGAGGCCATCAACGCAATCCTCCGCCGGCTCGGGCTCACCCCAGTGTCGTCGCTGGACACCGGCGGCAACTCGACGCAGGCCCAGGCCGAGCGATACCTCGACGACGCCGATCGGTCCTGCCAGGCGCGAGGTTGGCACTTCAACACCCGCCGGGGCGTGACGCTCGCTCGAAACGGGTCCAACAAGGTCGCCGTGCCGGCCGGGACGTACCGAATCGACACGAGCGGCTCGTGCGCCAGCATCGACGTCTCCGTGGTCGGCGGGTTCCTGTACGACCTTGAGAACAACACCGACGTCTGGTCGCGTGACCTCGAGGTGTCGTATGTGAGTCACGCGGCCTTCACGGACCTGCCGCAGACCTTCGCAGACTACGTCATTTCCGAAGCCGCGTTCCTCTACAACCGGGCCCACAAGGCAAACAAGGCTATCGACGGCGCGCTCGCCGCGGAGGCTGCCCGGCGCTACTCCGAGGCCAAGCGTGAGGACGACGACCGGGCCGACGTCAACGTGCTGAACACGTCCGAGATGAACCAGATGCGCGGCCGCCCGCGCATGAGAGACAGGAGCGTCTTCTGATGCCAGGAATGAGCAAGCTCGATGCGGTGAATGCGTGCCTCGCCGCGGTCAACGAGTACAGGGTCACATCGCTCGACACGGGCGGGACCAGCATCGCCGGCGAGGCGGAGCGGTACGTCGACGACGCGGTCCGGTACGTCTGCACGCAGGGTTTCCCGTGCAACACCCGCAGGGCCGTCAGCTTCACGGGTGCAGGCACATCCCCGTTCGAGATCTCCATTGCCGCCGCTAACCCGGAGATCCTCCGGGTCAAGCCCGTTGGATCGACGGCGCATCGGAACGTCGTCATCCGCGGCGACAAGCTGTACGACGCAGACCGAAGCACCACCAACTTCCAGGGCCAGACCGTCTACCTCGACGTCGCCGAGCTGCTCACGTTCGCCGACCTGGACCCGACGCTCAAGGAAATGACCGTCAAGTACGCGGCGCAGCAGTTCGCGCGGCGCACCACGCAGTCGCAGCTCGCGGATGCGTACATCTCGCAGGAGCTGGCAGCCACCGAACTCGTGACCCCGAAGAGCCCCACCTTCGGGACCAACTTCCCGATCTTCTCGCAGCAGCAGCCGCAGCAGCGGCAAGGACAGTAAATGCCCAACCCGTACTCGATCGCAGATGCGATCAACCAGGTCGCCGAGGTGCTGATCCCGTTCCCGATGTATGGGGCAGACGTCGCCGCAGGAGACGAGACGTCCGTCTACGCGGTCGCAAAGCAGTTCATTTCTCGGGCGCGCACCGACGTCTGCTCCGTCCCGACCGAGCACAACACGCAGCTCGCGAAGGAGTACTCGCTCGACGCAAACGGCAAAGCGACGCTGACGCAGGCCCCGAACGCGTTCGCCGAGCTCGGGATCAAGGCGGCCGGGCCCGACCAGTACCGCACGCTCGTCCTGCGCTGGGACAGCACCGCCACCGCGCAGATGCGGCCGTACGACGCCGACAAGGGCACGTTCGCGCTCGGAACGCCGACGACCGGCAAGGTGTGGCTCGACGTGACCGTGCTGCTGCCCTGGGAGTCGCTGAACACCCGCATGGCCGAGCAGGTCATCGCTCGTGCCAAGCTCGCATTCCAGCGCCGCTACGCGCCGGAGCAGCTCAAGGACCTCCAGCTCCAGCAGGAGTTCCAGATGGCTGGCGACGCGTCTCGCCGGCCCGGCGACCAGGTCCCCGCCGCCATGGATCCCCGCGCCATGCGCGGTTGATGAATGCCAACCAAGCCGTACTCGCAAAGGATCCCGTCGCTCCACAACGGGATCTCGACGCAGGCTCCCAGCAGCAGGTTCCCAAGCCAGGTCGCGGACGCCGAGAACGCCCTGTTCAGCCTCGTGAACGGCGTCTCGACCAGGGCCGGCACCCGTCACCACGTCACGATCCAGAAGTCCGGGCTCGCCGCCTCGTCGGCGAACTTCCGGATGCACCGGATCGTGCGTGACTCGAGCGAGCGGTACGGGATCGTCCACGGCAGGGACTCGGCCGGTGCGATGGCAATTGAGGTTCTCGACCTGCTGAACCCGCGAAACAGGGTCCAGTACTTCACCCTCGGCACGCCGTCGGCCGGCACGTTCACCATCTCGTTCGGAGGGCAGACGACGGCGGCGCTTGCACACAACGCGAGCGCCGCAGCCATCCAAACCGCGATCACCGGACTGACGTCCGTCGGAAGCGGAAACGCGACCGTCACGGCGAGCGGAGGATGGTTCATCGTTGCGTTCTCCGACCTGCTCGAGTACTCGGGCCTGATCGTCGTCACATCGAGCCTGACCGGCGCGACCATCGACGGCCCGTACGGCACGGCGTGCAAGGTCACTGGGAACTCCGGTGCGATCAAGACGTACCTCGAGGGCGGTTCCGCGACGGCAAGCGACCTCCGGTTCCTGACGATCGTCGACACGACGATCATCGCGAACTCCCAGGTCGCGACGGGAACGACCACGTCAAACCAGGCGCTCGATCCCGCGAAGATGCCGATCCAGATGCAGCGGACGACACTTCTCCCTCCGACGTTCGCACTCTCGCAGATCACCTGGAACGCAGGGTCGGCGACCAAGACCGCTCCGGTGCCGATGCGGATGGGAGCTTCCGGCGAGAAGCGGATCGCCGACGTTTCGTACCACCGCGGTCGCCTCTGCTTCGCCATGGACGAGTGGCTGGTGACCAGCCAACCGGACTCCCTCTACAACTTCTTCCCGTTCACGGCCGACGGGACGTACAACGATTCAGACCCGATCGTCGCGCAGCTCGGAAGCTCGAGCGTGTCGATCATCGACTGGCTCGTTCCGTTCAGGAAGTCGCTTCTCGTGCTGACCCGCAACGGCGCGCAGTTCGAGATCGGCGGAGGCGATGTCTTCACCCCGAAGACCGCCACGCTCACGCCGAGCACGACGTACGCGACCCAGCGCGTGCGCCCGGCACCGATCTCGTCGTTCATCTACTTCGCAGGCGTGCGCGAGAACACGTCGGTCGTCTACGAGTACGCCTACGACGACGTCCAGGTGTCCTACCGGGCATCAGCGATCACGCAGCACGTCGACGGCCTGCTCCCGACAAGCATCAGGAGCATGGCCGCCAGCGACAACAACGACACGCTCATCGTCGTTCCGGGGTCGCTTGCGCCGGACCAAGGGGCGGCGGTCGCGTCGAACGGGCTCGGCGGAGGGTTCTGGTCGAACCCGAACACATGGTCCGGCGGATCATCGCCTGCGCCAGGACACGTCACGCAGATCGCGGCTGGCGACGTCGTGATCTTCGACTCGTACAGGAATTCGGCGTCCTCCCTATACCTGTACAGGACCCTGCGCGTCGCCGACAAGCTCGTGCAGAGCGCATGGACCAGATACACCTTCGGGATCGACAGGATCATGGACGTGTTCATCGTCGAGGACACGGCCTACGTCCTCCGATGCGCCTACACGCAGCCCGCCAACAGCGGCTCGACGTCATCGAACTACCGGCTCGTGCTCGACACCATGCCGATCTCGACGGACCCAGCCGCGCCTGCGACTTTCGACGAGCAGCCGCGAATGGACCGCCGCAGGATCATCAGGAACGGGTCCGTGTCCGGTTCTGACCTCCTCGTAAGGATCGAGATCCCCGACTACGGGATCAACCGCGCGGCCGCCGAAATCAACGGCGTGTGGCAGGAGTACGACAACGTCGTGATCGAGCCGATCGCAGGAACGGACGACGCGAACGTCCGGATCGTCGGAGGCGCCGCACTCCTGAACAAGATGGCCGTGATCGGTCGGAACATTCCGTTCAGCATCACGACCACCCGTCTCTTCAGGTCCGACGACCAGGGCAACGCGATCGTCGAGGGCGAGCTATTCATCAACAAGATCGTCACGGATCACACTAACTCCGGGCCGTATTGGGTCACAGTCTCCGCGCAGAACCGGCAGGATCGCGAATTCCGGTTCAGCCCGGCCGGAAACTTCGAGAAGTACGGACGGTTCTCCGTCTGGACGCCGGGACGAGCCCAGGACATGACCATCTCGATCAAGAACAGCAACTCGGCAGGCACGACGACCACGCGGCCAACGGTGATCACCGGCGTCGAGTTCTACGGCACGCACAACACGGCAACGGAAGGCTGAAACGAATGATCCCACTGTTGGTCGGAGGCGCGGCCATGGGCCTGTTCCAGGGCTTCCTTGGCTCGCAGGCGCAGGCGAAGCGCAACGAGGCGCTGGCTGCATCGATGCGGCAGCTCCAGGTGCAGCAGGGCAACATCAACGTCGCCTACGACACGCAGAACCAGATGCTCCAGGACAACCAGCGGTTCCAGACCGAGGGCCTGATGCAGAACATCGCCGTGCAGCGGATGGGGCTCCGCAGGCAGTACCAGCAGGCTGCCGGGACTGCGCGCGCCGCGGTCGCCGAGAGCGGATTTGCCGTCAGCGGCTCCAAGCGGGACATCCTCCGCTCCATCGACATGGACGCGGTCATCAATCGCCGCATCCTGGAGTCGAACATCAGCCGCGCAGTCGAACAGGATGCGCTCGAGTTCAGGAACCAGCTCTTCTCGCTGAACCAGCAGCGTCGGGCGCAGCAGTACGGATACCAGAACCAGATGATGAGCCTCTCCAACGAGCAGGGCAGCACGTTCCTCACCGGGCTCACCCAGGGCATCCAGGGCTTCGGCACCGGCATCTCGATCGGCAGCGCGTTCAGTGACCGAAGCATCAGCACCTACGTCGGCGGGGGCAGGTCGTGAGCCAGTTCCCGGCACAGGTCGCGATGGCATCGATGGCGCCAGGCGGGCGCAGAAACACGCCGGTGGACCTGCCGGCCGGATCCGGCATCCCGTCCATCAGCGTGACCAACCAGCAAGCACCCGGACTTCCTGGCGTGGCCGTGCTTCCGCCGCCGGTTCCGGACATGAGCGCCGCGCGCGACCTCGAGCAGGCCCTGCGCGCAACGCAAGCCCTCGGCAACACGCTCGTCGACGTCGGCAACGCCATCAACATCCAGCGCCAGATCGACGAGCGACAGTCCGTCTACAACGCACGGATCGAGGCTGACCGCGCACAGGGGCAGATGCTGCTCGACTTCCAGAACGGCAAGATGAACGACGCCATCGACGCCACCGTCGACATGGACGCATTCATCGCGTCGTACGCGGACAGATACCTCGATCCCGCAAGGACCGAGCCGCCGAAGGACGGCGACCGCTTGACCGCAGCCGAAGCCGAGTACCGCGAGCGAATCGGCCGGACCGCCCGCGAGCTGTACGTCACGCGACACGCACAGCGACAGAAAGAGCAGTTTCAGGACGACATCCGTGGAGTCCATGCCGGGCTGGTCGACCCCGCGACCGTCGGACCGAATCCGGACGTGGCGACGCTGTGGGACGAATTCAGCACGCGCTACCCGTGGCTCGACCGGGCCACGTTCATGGAGGCATCCTTCGGCAAGGCCATGGAGGCGCTCGCGAAGGCCGGCGACGAGCAGGGATTCCGGCAGGTTGCCGATCTCGTCACGGACGATCAGGATCGCGTCATCTACGTCGGACCGCTCGAGAAGACGATGCGGGACGCCGTGCAGTCGCGAATCTCGCGCCAGCTCGAGGCGGCGTCCGTTGCAGTCAAGGCGGCGAGCGAGAGCACGGACCCGTTCGTCAGCCGGTATTCGCAGCTGCGTGACAGGCTCCAGACGCTGGTCGAGGACGACGGCGCCAGGGAGGACGCGATGGTCGATTTCTTCTCAAAGGAGATTTCGCAGACCAGGAGCATGGGTGACCTCGAGGCGACCGAGGCCACGGCGAAGATGGCGCTGTCGCCGGACGCCTACCAGGCATACACGTCAAGGAAGGCCGCGCTCCAAGGCCCGGTGATCACCAAGATGGTCAAGGCGGCGTCAAGCGTCCCCGGCTCGAACTTCGTCGAGCTGGCGACCGATGCCGATGGGCTCATTGACCCGGACGACCTCGAGGCAGCGAAGGACGCCTGGGTCCGGACCACAAAGCAGAACCGACGGAACCTGATGGTCACGGAGTACGCCAGGACGGGCGAGCGAGAAAAGATCGAGAAGCTGCTCGACGACTCGCTTGCGTCGTTCGACATGGCGAAGCCGGCATGGTTGCAGGTCGGTGACGCGATCGACGGCGAGGAGTGGCTCGACCTGCGCGCCGAGCTCGACAAGGTCGATGCCGCCAAGAAGGCCGAGTCCGTGACCGAGGACGTGCTTGCCAGGAGGGTGATTCTCGCTCCCGGAGCGCCTGCATGGGACGACGTGATGGCCCGCACCAGCGCGGTCCGCGGCGGGAAGATCGTCGACCCAGTGGCAGCGGCCAACGTCGTCGCGCAGACGCAGACCGTCCCATCCAAGCTCCTCGACGCGATGTTCGCCGACCTCCGCGGGACCAAGGCCGACAAGGAGCGCGGGCTCCGGTTCCTTGCCGGCATCGCGCCGCTGCTGGACAACCCTGACTCCGCGGCGCAGATCAACGGCTTCTCGTTGAGCCAGACCGACTCGTCGACCAACGCCGCGAGCATCCTCGCGATCCAGTCCATGATGCCGATGCTGGCGCAGATCGATCGCGGACCGGACGGCTCGATCTCCGACGAGGCGATCGCGCCCGTCGCGCAGACATTCGAGGCGGCGCTCGAACGATGGCAGGACGCGCAGCCACCGCTGTACGACGCCAAGAGGTTCGAGGACCAGCTTCGTGGCGCCAACGTGTCCAAGGTGATGGGCGTGGTCGCCACCGATTCGCAGACGAACACGGTGACCGTCACGTCCTTCAGGAACGCGCTGAAGACCGCCGCGGCCGACGCCATGTCCAAGCAGGGAATGGACGTCTCTGCCGCAGCCGAGCTCGGTGACATCGCGTCAGCCCGCGTCCTGCGCGACATCGTCCCGGCAATCGGCAACGCTGGCCTATCCCGCGAGGTGATCGAGCAGCGCGTCCGAGGCGAGATCGAGGCCCTCAAGGCCGAGTACCACCTGCCGATGCTCGCAGGACGTGGATTTCCGGCCCCGGTCGACCGTGCCGTCGCGCCCAACGCGACGTGGGACGAGCCGACGATCGTCGGCCGGCTCGCGGAGCAGGGGATCAAGCCGGAGTCCGTGACGCACGTCCTCCCGGCCATGGGCGAGGGAAACACCTGGTGGCTCCTTGTCTCCGAGGACAAGGTCGACCGCAGGACCAAGAAGACCGTCACGTCGAAGCGGTTCGTCCAGGTCGACATCCCGCTTCCGCAGCAGGAAGTCCCCGAAGCGACGCTGCCGATCGAGGAGCGAGTCCGTCGCGCTCGTGAGCGCGGGCGGCAGCAGCGGTCGACCATCCCGCCGATCAAGGACCTCCGCAACTCCGGGGTCCTTCCGTTCACGCTGAATCCATGACTTCATTCCAAGACCCATTCCGGACGGTCGCGGAAACTCGCGACGAGGCAAATCGCACGCTGTCCGGAACCGACCTGTCGCCGCTCCAGGAAGGATCGGAGGTCCAGCAGGCCGGGTTCACGGATGCCGTCGGCGCGAACTTCAGGCTGTCGCCCACGCAACGCATCGTGCGGAGCACCGGGCTCATCGACGAGCTCGGCACCGGGCTCGCGGTCATGCTTCCGGCGTGGGCCGGCGGCATCACGCTCGACGAGTACGACGCAACGCTCCCGTCCGCGCTTGAGGAGCCTTTCAAGCTCGAGGATTCGCTCAAGCGCCTCCAGCCGAGAACGCAGGAAATCGCGCTCCGTCTTCTCGACGACGGATACCTCGACTCCGTCAGCAACCGCGAGCAGTTCGACGCGATCGTCAGCGATGCGCTGTCCGTCCAGGACGACCTCGATGCGATCAACGGCTACACGCAGACCGGCGGGTTCATCAAGTCGATGGGGGCGGCGATCGCCGGCGGTATCGCAGACCCGATCTACATGATTCCGTACGGCGGGCAGGCTGCTCGCGGCGCGATGGCGACGACGCAGGCCGCGAGGTTCCTCGCATTGCAGGGAGCGAAGGGCGCGCTCGGCGGCGCCGCGGTCAACCTCGCGTCGAAGAAGATCGTCGATGCCGCTTCGTATGACCTGACGGACCTGCCGGGGGCAACCGACGACATGGTCGTCGCGGCCATCGGCGGAGGGTTCGGCGCGGCGATGCCGGCAGCCGGGTATCTCGCGCGGAACGGACTGGCGTCGGCCGTCACTGCGCTCGGATCCGGCGGCGTGCGCGTGCCGTTCGGCCTGCCCGCATGGGCGCAGCGATGGGGCACGCAGGTGCACCTGGAGTCGATGTTCAAGAAGATGAACACCCTGGAGACGCCGATGCTCCAGCAGTCTGCCTCCAAGGAGGGCGCCGATGCGGCGCTGCGGCAGCTCGGCGGGACGATCAGGTTCGACCTCGAGGCAGACCGGAGCATCCAGATCCTCGACGACTTCATCAAGGACGCGCGGGCCGGCAAGTTCTACCCGGACCTTTCGATCGCGCCGCTGATGCGCGGAGTCGACGACCCGCAGGTCGTGAACAGGGTCGAGAAGCTCCAGCGCGCCTACAAGCGCCACCGGGCGTCAATCCGCAAGTCCGGCCTGGGTGACCCGAACCAGTTCAAGATCCGGCAGCAGGCGCACACCGCGCAGACCGACTACGACCGGCTCCGGACGATCCGGGCATTCTTCCAGGAGGACGTCGGGCTCCAGTCCCTGCCTGTCGGCCCGATCGGCAGGCTGTTCCTCGACGCCGGCGACGCGCTGCCGACCGGAGCGACGCCGGCGACGCGCATGAGCAGGTACGCGAACCTCATGCACGACGTGACCCGCGCGCTGTCTGGGAGCTTCTCCGACCTCACGCCGAACGACATCAATCTCGTCGGCGGCGTGCGCTCAAGCGCGGAAGCCATCAAGGATGGGCTCGACCTCGCGCTCGCCTCGTACAACCGTGAGATGCTCGCGGTGCTTCGCAAGCACGGGCTCGCAGGTCGATTCCGCTCGCGGCTGAAGGAGGGCGACGACGTCCTGCGGGAGGCGACCAACCTCATCTTCGACCGCCAGGCAGGCATCCATGGCCCCGTCCGGAATCCGGCGGCGTCGGAGCTCGCCGACGTGATGGAGCGATACTTCCGGATGATGGACTCCGAACTGGTCGCCGCCGGCCTGTTCGAGGCGAATCCGTTCGGGATGAAGCACTACGTCCCGCTCGCCATCGACGAGGGCGCGGCCGCCCGCGACAAGGACGGATTCACGCTTGCCGCGATCGCGCAGTTCAGGATGCTCGACCAGGCGCAGCGGCCCGGCCAGATCCGCACGGACGCGCTCGCGCGGGCATTCGACAGGACCACGGACGAGCAGATCCGGAGCGAGATCATCTCACTCGTCCGGACGCACGTCGGCGACCCGTCGTTCGATCCGAAGAACGGCACGGCCATCAGGGCAAGGCTCGACGACCCGTCCGTCTCCGTGCTTCCGCCCGAGACGTCGATCCCGACGACGGCCCGGGCCGCATACCGGGACTCGCTCGAGGCCGTCTACAAGGAGGGCGCGGACAACCTCTTCCGCACCATCACGGATCCATTCGCGGAAACCAAGCTCTTCGAGTCGATCACGACCGCCGGCAGCCCCGACGCATTCAAGCAGCGCACATTCACGGTCGTCTCGCCGGAGATGCGTCAGTTCATCGTCGCCGACCCGGTGACGCTGATGCGTCGGTATGGCGCCCAGGTCCACGGACAGGTCGGCATCGCTCGCGCCATCAAGATGAACGGCGACGTCTTCGGCAAGATGAAGCTGACCGAAGGCGGCAAGACACGGCCGATCGAGAACGCGCAGGACCTGCTTGCCTGGCTTGGCGAGGCGGAGAACTCGTTCAACGAGTTCTTCGGCAGGGCAGGCGCAGGCGAGAAGGACCGGGCGCGCAGCGCCGTGAACTCGATCCTGACCGACCAGCGCGCGATGGTGAAGCGGCTGATCGGCCAGGCCCTCTACGAGGGAGGCGCAAAGCCGAGTGACGGGATGATGTTCACGACGCGCCAGCTTTCGCGCGCCGCGATGATCGTGAACGGCGGGATGATGGGCGTGTCCAACCTGTCCGACATGGCAGGGAAGCTCGCGTGGACCATGATGCACCCGGTCCGCGGATTCCCGATCATGTTCGAGACGTTCGCTCCGATCGCGAACAAGATGCGCCGCCGGGACCTCGAGTTCCTGCACATGACGAGCCAGCTCTCCATGCTGCCTCGTGAATCCTCGGAGTACGTCCTGTCGCAGCGCGGATTCGGCAGCGGCATCGTCAACCGTGCGACCGGAACCATCGACCAGGCGACGGAGGGTGCGGCTCGTCGTTTCGGGAGCCTGATCGGGCTCAACACGATCAACACCCTGAACGGACGATGGGGCGCGGCCATCGCCATGGACGAGATGGTCACCCTGTCCAAGCGGCTGCTCCTCGCCAAGCGAAAGAGCCCGTCTGGCGCGATCAAGGCTTCGGGGCTCACGAACACGGAGCTCGGGCGGCTCGCCAGGCTCGGGATCAGGGAAAGCAACGTCGAGGAGGTCCTTCAGCAGATCCACGCGCACGGCGTGCACTGGGACAAGAGCCAGGCCAACGCCATCGGGTTCGACGAATTCCTGGCCTCCGATCGCCCGGTGAACCCGCTCTTCGACAAGTGGACGAAGGCCCTCGACGAGCGGCGCGCGTTCATGGACAACATCGCGAACGAGGCGAGGCGCGTCCTGAACGTCACGCCCGGCGTCGCCGATCGCCCGGTCAGCGAGGACACGATGCCCATCCTCCGCATCGTCAACCAGTTCTCGTCGTATGCCTACGCATACAACCGCCAGCGCCTGCGGCCGATGCTCCAGGGCGATCTCGGCGAGCGCGCCGTGAACATGGGCACGCAGGTCATGCTTGGCTGGCTGATGTATGCGACGAAGAACGCCTTGAGCGACCGCCGGTCGTTCGCGGACAGCGTCGCGGAGCTCGTCGAGGAGCCGCAGGCCGCGGCGTGGGGCGCGATGCAGGACAGCATGGTGCTCGGCAACGTCATGCGCGCCGTCGGCTACTACGACCGCGTCGGCCAGAACTTCGGCGCATCGACGTCGCAGGCCATCGGCCAGTCGGTCGCCGGCGGCACGTTCGGCGCCGTGACGAGGCAGCAGCAGGACCGCGACGTCAGCGGCGCCGAGCTGGCCGTCTCGTTCATGGGCGCCGGGCCGCAGCTGCTCGTCAAGGGCGCCGAGGCCATCCTCAACAAGGACAGCCCTCGCCAGGACTACCTGGCCGCGCAGATATCGCCGCTCCAGAACCTCGTCTGGGCCAGGATCCTCAACAAGGCCGGCGTCAGCGAGCGCGTGCGAGACGAGTTCGGGTTCGTGCCCGGCATCGTGCCGAGCGACGTCTACCGGCCGCAACGCCCAACCTTGAGGTCCAGATGAGCGGAGAACGCGAGTACGAGGAAATCCACAGGCTCCTGTCGGCCACCATGCTCGACATCCTTCGCAACGGCCGGCAGACGGTCGGCCCGGACGGATCCGTCCAGCGCGTGACGCCGACCTCGTCGGACCTCAACGCCATCCGGGGCTTCCTCAAGGACCATGGCATCAACGCCGTGCGGACCAAGGACAGCCCGCTCAATGACCTCGTCGCCGAGATGGCACGTCGCCAGACGGCATTCAACGCGGCAGAACTCGCAGGGGACCCGGATGAGCAGGAAGGGTAAGAAGAATGCGCCGCCGTTCACCGTCACGCACCATGGCCGGAACGTACACATCGTCGACTGCAAGGGAGAGGGGTTCTCGAGCTGGGAGCAGTGGATGCTCCTGCGCTCGGACGCGCACTCGGACTCGAGCAAGTGCGACCGGGCGCTCGAGGAAAAGCACCTGACCGAGGCGCGCGAGCGCAACGCGATCATCTGCGACCTCGGCGACTGCCTCGACCTCATGCAGGGATCGAGCGACCGCCGGCAGTGCAAGTCCGCGCTGCGATCGTCGCAGCTCGCCGCCGCGTACTTCGACAAGGTCATCGAGGAGGCGGCCGATCGGTACGCCGAGTACTCGCCCTGGTGGGCCTTGCTGGGGCAGGGCAACCACGAGTCCGCGTGGCTCAAGCACCACGAGTGCTGCCCGACCACCAACCTCGTCCGGGCGATCAAGGGGATCAACCCGTCGTCGCAGATGGGCGCCGGCGGGTACGGCGGATGGCTCAAGGTCCGCGTCGACGTCAACGGGTGCAAGCTGACCTGGACCATGCGCTACGCGCACGGCAGCGGCGGCGGCGCACAGATGTCGATGGGCGTCCTCGACAGCCGCCGGATGCTCTCGTGGATTGAGGGCGCGGACGTCGTCGCCTACGGCCACAACCACCACTCGAACGTCGTCGGCATCAGCCGCGAGTACCTCGAGACTCGCAACGGCGTCTACGAAATCCGAAACCGCCACTGCGACGTGATCCGCTGCGGCTCGTACAAGCGCGACTGGGGCGACGGCAGCGGCGGCTGGATCGTCGAGAAGGGCACCGGCCCGGCGCCGATCCGCGCCAAGTGGATCAGGCTCTTCGTCCGCTGGGAGACGGAGCCGGACAAGCACGGCGGGAAGTCGCGTGGGCATCCCCGCATCGCATGGGACGTCGTCGACGCCCAGTAGGCAAACCGGCCGTTTCAGAAGGACAGATCATGGCAACACCGGCAAGAGGCAAGCGGTTCGTGAAGGTCGTCAGGAACCCGGAGACGGGCCGCACTCGCAAGGTCAGTTACGGCCAAGCCGGGGAGGCCAAGGGCGGCGGCGACCGGATCAGGCCGGGAACCGCCAAGGGCGACGCCTACTGCGCGCGCAGCATGGGGCAGATGAAGGACAACCCAAGGGCGGCACGCGACCCCAACAGCCCGCTGCGGCTGTCGCGCGCCAAGTGGAAGTGCAGCGGGACCAAGAGCAGGAGATCGTGATGGCGAAGAAGCGCGACTACGCGAAGGAATACCGTGAGTACCAGGGCACGCCGGAGCAGCTGCGCCGGCAGTCGGAGCGCCACAAGGCGCGGCGCAAGATGGGGCTGAAGACCGGCGACCCGCGCGAGGTCGACCACAAGGTCCCGCTCTCCAAGGGCGGCTCGAACGCGCGGAGCAACCTCCGCATCGTCAGCCGGACGGAGAACCGCCGCAAGGGCGCGAAGCGGGCCTGATGGACGACCAGACCAAGCTGTACGTCTCCAGGCTGTACGGGGACTTCGGGTTCTTCCTCGAGGAGCTGTGGCACGAGATCGGCATGAAGTCGATGCCGCGCCACCACCGCGAGATCGCGACGTGGCTCATGGAGGACCGGCGCCGGCGCGGCGTGCTCGCCTGGCGCGGCGCCGCCAAGACCTGGGTGACCATCGCGTACTGCTGCTGGCGGCTGTTCCGCAACCCCGGCAAGGAGCGGATCACCTACGTCTCGAAGTCCGAGCGCGCGGCCAAGGACAGCCTCTACCTCGCCCGCAAGTGGATCGGGCAGGCGAGGTTCCTCCAGCACCTCGTGCCGGAGCGCGAGCAGGGGCACCGCGACTCGGCGCTCATGTTCGACGTCAACGGCGCCGAGGCCGACCGCACCCCGAGCTTCGCCGCCTACGGCATCACCGGCCAGATCACCGGCATCCGCTCGACCTGCATTATCGGCGACGACGTCGAGACGAGCGAGAACACCCTCACCCTCGACCTCCGCCGGCGCATGAGGGACCAGGTCGCCGAGTTCGAGAACATCATCGTCCCCGGCGGCGACATCATCTACCTCGGCACCCCCCACCACGAGGAGACGCTGTACGACTACCTCATCAAGGGCGGGTACTCGTTCCGGGCGTGGCCCGTGATGCACCCGGGCGCCGACGGCTGCGGCTGCGAGCTCGGCGCGATGTTCGACGGGATGGAGGCCGGCGACCTGGCATGGCCCGACCGCTTCGGCCGGGAGGAGCTCGCCGCCCGCGAGGCCGCCGAGGGCCGCTCCAAGTTCCGGATGCAGTACCTGCTCCAGTGGCGCCTCGGGGACTCGAGCCTGACGCCCCTGCGGCTGGCCGACGCCGTCGTCTTCGCCATGGACCGGGACCGCGCCCCCATGCGGATCGCCTGGGGCGTCACCAACGCCGCCGGCCAGTCCACCCGGGTCGAGGACATCCCGAGCCTCGGCTTCGGCACCGACGGCTTCCACGGCCCGATCTTCTTCGACAAGGAGTGGGCCCCCTACACCGGGTGCAAGATGTGGGTCGACCCGTCCGGGCGGGGCGAGGACGAGACGGCCTACGCCGTCGTGGCGCACCTCAACGGCTTCCTGTTCGCCAAGGCCGCCGGCGGCCTCGAGGGCGGCTACGGCCCCGACACCCTCGAGGAGATCGCCCTCACCGCCAAGGCCCACCGGGTGACCGAGATCCTCGTCGAGGACAACTTCGGGCAGGGCATGATGGCCCAGCTCCTGGAGCCCGTCCTCCAGCGCCACTTCGCCGACCCGGGCGACGAGCCGGACCTCCCGGAAGGGTGGTCCTGCTCCGTCCAGACCGTCCGCGTCTCCGGCCAGAAGGAGATCCGCATCATCGAGGGGCTCGAGCCCGTCCTCAACCAGCACCGCCTCGTCATCCACCCCGACGTCGCCAAGGACGAGACGCTCCAGCACCAGTGGACCCGCATCACCCGCCAGCGCGGCTGCCTCGACCACGACGACCGCATCGAGGCCCTCGCCATGGCCGTCCGCTCCTGGCGCGACGAAATGGCCCCGGACCCCGACCGCGCCGCCGAACGCAGCCGGCAACGGCTCATCGAGGACGAACTCCGCAAGCTCCGCCGCCAAGGCGACGGCACCTCCTGGATCCGCCGGCGCTGAAAGAAGTCCGCATATGAACTTCTTACGGCAGCCGCAAAACACTTACGGGCCGTTCAACAGACGAGGTTTCTGCACACGGCAAAGTTCAACAAAGTGGAACTTGGCGACAGGTTATATGGTCATGTCGATCCGACCTACAGGTTCCAACATCTGTAGCACCTTCGCTCCATATGACCAATAATCGAAGAACCGCAGTTCCTGCTTTATCGGGACCTTGCAGTACGCAACGTCCAAATAAACCAGCCGTGTGGTATGGGGTAACACGGAAGAGAGAACAAGAACCGGAACTCGAAAACGCGCTGCCGGTGACTCGTTGCTCGCTGCTCGTGACAAGTGACTCGCCGACTCGGGGGAACACATGAAGGGCGATCGCATCATCCGAATCCGAGGCCAGCGATGGCGAATCCGATTCGTGCCCAACCTCGGCGACTGCGAAGGCATCTGCAACAAGCCCGAGAGAACCATCCGGATCGCTCTCGGATACCCAGACGAGCAGACCATGGATTCCGTCATCCACGAAGTCCTGCACGCCGCACTGTGGGACCTCGACGAAGAAGCCGTCGAAGAGACGGCCAACGCCGTCAGCTCCGCGCTCGCCAAACTCGGCTGGCGTAGGCCATGACCATTTACAACTGAAGACCATCCAGGGCAGAAATTTGCGAGGGGGAGGGTGAACCTGGGTCGGCCGGGCGCACCCCCCGGGCCCCCCGGCCGCGCTCCGGCCCCCGGCGGCCGACATTATCGACGCCCGGCGCGGCGCCGCCCCTATGACGCGCCCGCCGCGGCCGCCGAGCGCCACAACGGCGCGCCGCGCCCGCGCCGCCGACGCGCCTCGGCCGATTCATGCGTCCGGCGTGGACTCGAACCGACGGCCGACGCCGCCGGCCAGCCGGCCGAGCGCCCGCCCGCCGACGCGCCGGGCCCGCGCCCGCACCGCGCGCACGGCGCCGCGCCGGTCCGGATGGACCCCACGCCCCAACAACCGCGCACCGTCGCCCGCTGGCACCGCCCGTCCCGGATCCGTTCCCGGCCGGGCCCGCGCTTGCATTTATTCTAGTCGTCGCCTTGACAATGACGAGACAGCGACTATACTAGTGCCATCGGGCCCGACGTGGGCCCGGCAACGCAACGCAGGAAGGACTGACCGACATGACCTACACGCTTCAACTCGACCGCAACGGGAACACGATCGTCTGCCGCGGCGCCGACGTTCGCAACGGCTACCGCATCGTTGCCGAGGGCACCTATGCGGAATGCAACGCGGCGCGCGCCGGCGCCGTCGCCCAGCAGGCGCGGCACAACCTCGACGCGATCGAGAGCGCGCTCGTGTCGGCCCGCGCCGGCATGGCCGAGCGCCGCGCCGCGGCCGGCGCGCACTATGACGGCCGCTGGGGCACGCTCAACCGCCGCGACGCCGTCGCGCCCGGCATCGACTGGATCGACGGCGCGAGCCACGGCGGATTCATCCTCACCGCCGACCGCGTCGCGGCCATGCCCGCCGAACTGCGCGCGGAATCGTTCAACTACGACAACTACTTCGAGGAAGATTGCAGCGCCGCGGCCGTGCTGGTCGCGTTCCCGCAGTACTTCGACGCCGACCGCGTCGCCCGCGCCGCCAAGCACCTCGACAACGTCCGCGCCTACCGCGCCGCCGTCGCCGGCGAGGTCGCCCGGATCGACGCCGCCACCCGCACCGCCTAACCCGAGAGGACCCGCCACTATGACCATGCACAACCCACGCAAGTACACCCGCGCCGACCTCGCACCGGGCACGTTCGCGCTCGTGCGCGCCCGCGGCGGCCTCGGCGCCTTCGTCGCCCGCGTCGACGCGTTCCCCGCCGGCGCCCGTATGGCCGTCGGCGTCAGCGTCGACACCGGGCGACGCGTTCGGTTCTCGCCGGCGCGCGTGCTCGGCGTGACGGCCGACGCCGCCGAGGCCCGATCGGAATCCGACGCCCGCCGCGCCGCTCGACTCGCGCGCCGCGATCGCGTGAACCGCCAGCGATCCGAGGATGCCGACCAGCGCCGAATCGACCGATTCAACGGCGCGCTACGCGCGCTCTTCAACGCGCACGCCGCCGCCGACTATGACGCCCGCCACGGCGCCCGGTCCGATGGCTTCCCGCCCAGCGACAGCGACCCGGCCACGGGCGCCCAGTACGGAGAGGCCGTCTAATGCCACGCGAACGCATTACCTCGGCCATGCTCGGCGACGCCGTCGCCGCATTGAATCGCGAACTCGGCCGCCAGCCGGGAACGCCCGGCGCCTACGGCATCCTCGGCGCCTATGACGGCTGGCAGCTCGCCACGTTCGCGGCCTCCGGCGCCGGCAGCGTCGACCACGTAGCGCTACCCGTCGGCCACGGCTACCACCCGCGGCGCGCCGTCTATGACGCCGTGCAGGCCATCCGGCACGGGCTCGCGCTCGGCCGCGCCGGCACGCCCCTACGCGCCGGCACGCTGAACGCGATCGCCGACCTTATGGAATCCATCGAGGCCGAGCCCGTCGCAACCGGGAACGAATGGACCGACGAGCACGCCGCGCTATGCCGCGTGCAGCAACGGCCGACCGTGCAGACGCTCGCCGGCGAGCCGCTCGCCCGTGCCGAGCTCGATGCTTGGGCCGTCGGGCATTGTGACTTTGAACCAGCCGACGCGGCCGACACCCGCGCCGACGTAGCCGTCGCAACCACCATGCAGGAAGGACCCGCCACTATGACGCACCGCAACCAGCAACCGATCGCCGACGCCAACGGAAACACCGTCGGACGATTGTCGGTAAAGCTGGCACCGCCCGAAACCGTCGCCGTGCACGTTCCGCGTGCCGACGCCGACACGCTCGCCGATGCGCTGTATACGGCCGCGGAACGTGCCGCCAGCGACGCCGAGGATCATCCCGCCGACGACGACCCCGAAACGGCCGAGGAACTGCGCGAACACGTCGCCGCCCTCGACCGACTCGCCGACGCTATCGCCGCCGCCGTGCGGCAGGAAGGAACTGCCCGATGAACCTGCCCCAGCTTCCGCGCGTCACCGGCTTCGAGCTCTGGCGCGGCCGATCGCACTATGACGGCGCCGACGTGGTCGCCGTCGCCACGCTCCAGACCTCGAACCGGAAAACCGGCGATATGGTCCAGACGTGGATTCTCCGCACCGACCGCCCGCCGGTCGACGCCGTCGCCGACGGCACCGATGCCGCAATCTGCGGAACGTGCCCGCACCGGCGCGACGACGACGGCCGGCGCTCGTGCTACGTCAACGTAGGACAGGCGCCCCAGTCCGTACACCGCGCATGGATGGCCGGCGCCTACCCGCGCGCCGACCGCCACGACCGGTACGCGATCGGCCGCGGGCGCGCCGTGCGCCTCGGCGCGTACGGGGATCCGGCCATGGTGCCGGCGCGCATATGGCGCGACCTCATCCGCGACGCCGTCGGCCACACCGGCTATACGCACCAATGGCGCCGGCCGTTCGCGGCCGAGCACCGCGCGCTATGCATGGCGTCGGTCGATTCGCCGGCCGAACTCGCCGAGGCCCGCGCGGCCGGCTGGCGCACGTTCCGCGTCCGATCCGAGGCCGAGCCCATGCGGCCCGGGGAAATCGCGTGCCCAGCGTCGCCGGAAGGCGGCCGCCGCGCCCAGTGCGCCGACTGCCTGCTATGCCGCGGCGCCACGGACCGCCGCGGCATCGTCGCCGGAATCGCGATCGTCGCCCACGGATCCGGCGCGACGCACTTCGAGAGGCGGACCCCGTGCAGCGCCTAACCCCGTGCGCGTGGTGGCTCGCGCTGCTGGTCGCCGTCGCCGCGTGGCAGGCGCTCGACCGCCGCCCGGCCGACCCGCCGCCGCGCCCGTAGCGCGCGCCCTATGACGCCCACCCCCGCGCCCGTCGGCCCCGTGCCGCGGGCGCTTTGCCATGGGCACCGCGCCCGCCGCGCCCGACGCGCCCGCCGGCGCCGCGCCCCGAGCGCCAACGCTGGCGCCGGCCGTGCCGGCCCGCCCGAGCGCCGAGCGGCGCCGGCCAGCCGGCCGCGCGCGCCGGCGCCCATCCGCGCCCCGGCGCCGAGCGCCGCCGGCCCGCCCGGCGCCGCCCGCCCGCCCGGCCCGCCCGGCACGCCCGGCCGGCCAAGTTGACCCCGGCTCTCGCGTGTCCACATCCCGGCTGTCCACATTCGGACTCTTGACTTTGACTAGGTACGCACTACAATCTGACAAGCGCAGAAAGCGCAGAGAGGAGCGCCGCATGGCGTCTATGCAGGAGATCGATGAGTTGTTCACGAGGGTGTGGGAATACCCGATCGATGCGAACGGCAAGTTCGGGGAGACGGCGGTCGCGCACACCTACTGGCATACCAGGTGGAAGGACGAACCGGCCAAGCTCACCTGGGCCGTCGTCCACATGGTGTCGCACGGCGCAGACATTCACGCGATCATGCGCTCGATCGCGAAGGGTGAAGCTCCCGACGGCATGGTGCCGCTCGAGGACGCCGACCGCGCGCTCGAGCAGATCAGGAGTAACGCATGACCGCGAAGAAGAAGGCAGCGAAGAGGCAGCAGCACGCAGTTTGGTTCGCCGAGCCGACGACGCCGCAGCGCGTCGCGAGGCTCATCGAGCTCATGCAGAAGGAGATGCCGATCAAGGTCAGCCTCTCCGCCGGGCAGTGCGTGATGGCCGCCATCGAGGAGGCGATCCAGCGCAGGGAGGACAAGCAACGATGAAGCGGTACTTTCCGAGGGAATCCGATCGAGACAGGATCAAGCGTGAGTTCCAGAAGGAATTCGGGTTCCTTCCGTGGAACCAGGCGACGTCCATTCGGGAGCCGGTGATCGCGACGATCATCTTCGTCGCCGTGATGCTCACGCTCACGCTCACCATCAAATCATGCAGGGGGGAATGATGGTCACGCTCAACAAGAACGGCAAGTACTGGCAGGCCAGGTGGACGGATCCCGTGACGGGCAGGCTCTGCCGGCGCGGGCTCGGCGCGCGCGTGCAGGTGACGCGCCAGCAGGCGGCCGCGCTCTGCAAGCTCATCGCCGACGAGGTGTCGCACAACGCGCTCGCGTCGCTTGAGCCGGCGCCCGCGCCGGAGCCGCCGCCGTCTCCGACCATCGCCGAGTTCCGCGACCGATGGCTCGCGCAGCAGCACTCGCTGATGGAGTCGACCATGCGGATGCACCAGCGTTACTGGCGCATGATCTGCGAGCAGTTCGGCACGAGCACCAGGCTCGACGAGGTCACGCCGGACATGGTGCTCGACGCGCGCATCCGCATGGGTTCTCGAGCCGACCTGCTGCACGGCGCCGGCACGCTGCGCCGCGCCAAGGCCGAGACGACGATCGCACGGATGTGCCGCAACGCGCGCAAGTACTGGCACGACGCCGTCCGCGACGGCCTCGCGCACGGCAACCCGTGGACCGCCGTCCGCACGACGGCCCCGGAGATCCAGGTGCCGCGCCGGGTCCTCACCGACGACGAGGTCGAGCGCATCATGCGCCACTCGAAGGGCGGGGTGCGCCTGGTGATCGCGCTGTGCTACTTCGCCGGCCTGCGCCGGCACGAGGCGATCGGGCTGCGCTGGGAGCACGTCGACTTCGACCGCAACCGGATCGTCGTATGGCCCAAGGCATACGTCGTGACGAGCAAGCACAAGCACCGGGAAGTCAGGCTCGAGCCGCGCCTGGCAGAGATCCTGCGGGAGGCCCCGCGCACGAGCGAGCGCGTCGTCGGCAGCGTCACCGAGGCCCGTGCATGGCTCGACATGAAGAACGCAGCCGTGAAGGCCGGCGTCACCGGCGACGTCTCGTACCAGCTCATGCGTTCGAGCCGCGAGAACCACTGGTTCGCGGCCGGCTACCCGGCCAACGTCGTCACGAGCTGGGTCGGGCACTCCCCGCAGGTCGCGGCAAAGCACTACCGCGGCGTGGCCGAGCGGTACTACACCGATGAAGCACCTGCTTCACCGCAGTCGGCCGCGAGCGAGATCGCCGCGCTCCGCGAACAACTGCAAGCCCTTCAAGCCGCCATACTTGGGCGCGCGTCCTGAATATTCAAGGAATCCTCCTCGAAATGCCGTTGACAAGAAGGGGCGATTGTTTACAGTACGCCCCAAAGCGGGACGTTCACCGTAAGAACGGCCGCCAAGCGCAACAGGCGCGCGTGAAGTAGTCCTTTCTGGCCCATTCACGCGCGCCATGACTCCCCAAGGAGGGGATCATGGCAGGAAGCACAGAGGTAACCGTGGCGCCGGCGAGTCCGGCGCCACACGCGGCAAGTGCGATTTCGGTGTTCGGGGGCATGGCCGGAGATCCGATCTCCATTGGTCGTGTCTTTGCAGAGAGCGGGTTCTTCCCCGACATCAAGAGCGCCTCGCAGGCGGCGGTGAAGCTCATCTTCGGCCGCGGCCTCGGCTTGAGCGACTACGACTCGATGACCCTCCACCTGGTGGAAGGGAAGATCGTGATGCCGGCCCACCTGATGGCCGCCGCGATCAAGAAGAGCCGCTACGACTATCGCGCCGACGTGACGCCGTCGTCGTGCACGATCACGTTCTTCGATCGCACCGGCGGCAAGGCCGAGAAGATCGGGACCACGACGTGGACGCTCGAGGACGCCAAGCGCGCCGGCCTGGCCGATCGGCAGAACTGGCGCCGCTACCCGTCGGCGATGCTGTTCGCGCGCTGCATCAGCGCCGGCTACAAGCAGCACTGCCCAGACGCGCTGGGGCACAGCCCCGTCTACGTGGAATCCATGGGGGAACTCGAAATCGAGTCCGCGCCGCCGCGCGTCGCGTTCTCGCGGCCCGTCGACGTTGACGCACAGCCCATCCTGACTGCCGAGGTGGTGCCGCAGGACCAGACGACGGATCCTGCGCCCACCTCGGCGTCAACTATGACGCGCCGCGACAACCTTTCTGACAGCGGCCAGGACGAGTTCAGCGCCGTCGAGGCCGCCGTGACCAAGACCGGCGAAGGGAAGTTCGGGCCATGGGAACTGGTGGTGCTCAAGACCGCCGAGGGTCCGTCGTTCTCGACCCTCAACAAGCGGATGGCCGCGCAGATGCGCGATGCGGCCAGCGACGGCGCGCGCGTCCGGATCACCTGGGACCGAACCAAGAAGGGCGGCCTTGAGTGCAAGGAGCTGGTGAAGCTCGCGGAAACGGGGGACGCGTGAACACTCCGGTTCCCGGCTGCTACCCGTCCGTTCCGGCCGACCAGTACCACGCATGGGAAGCGTGCTCGAGCACGGCTCTGCGTGCGCTCATGCGATCGTCCCCTGCTCATGCGAAGGTCGGAATGGTCGACGGCGACAGCCCGTCCCTGCGCCTCGGAACGGCGGTCCACACGGCCGTCCTCGAGCCGCACCGGTTCGCGTCCGACATTCGGGTCGAGCCGAAGGTGGACAGGCGAACCAAGGAAGGCAAGGCACTGTGGGAGTCGTTCGAGATGTCGATGATGACGGGGCAGACCCGCATCAGCGAGGAGCAGCTGCTCGTGGTCCAGGCAATTCAGGACCGCGTGTGGAACTCGAAGTCGGCGTGCGGCCTGCTCGACGAAGCGGCGCACCGTGAGTACTCGGTCGTCGCGGAGGTCGAGGGAGTTCTCTGCAAGGCGCGCTGCGACGGCTACGGCGGCGGGCTGATCCTCGACGTCAAGACCACGAGCGGACTCGCATCGCACGACGAGTTCGCGAAGACGATGTGGAACTTCGGCTACGCCGTGCAGGCACAGCTCTATCGCATGGTGCTGAACCGCGCCGGCCTGAAAGCCGACCGCTTTGCGTGGATCGTGTGCGAGACGAACGCGCCGCACGGGGTCGCCTGCTATTCGATCGACGCGAGCCTGCTCGACTCGTTCGAGCCGCTGGTGGTCAACGCGCTGCACCGCTGGGCCGACTGCGAGCACACGAAGTCGTGGCCAGCGTATCCGGACGAGGTCGTCGGGCTCGAGCTCCCGTCGTGGATGACAAGGCAACTCGAGGTGATCTGACATGGCGAACGAGCTGGACACGGAACGTCTGGCCCAACTCGAACGGATCGTCGAAGACGGCGCAAGGCAGTTCGTCGCGGTCGGAGAGGCACTCCGCGAGATCAGGGACAGAAGGCTCTTCAAGGCGAGCCACGACTCCTTCTCGGCATACGTCGAGGAGCGGTTCGGTTTCACTTCGCGCTGGGCGAACAAGCTCATCAAGCGCGAGGAGCCGAAGCGCGAGGTCGTCGACCTCGACGAAGGACCTGACCTCGACGAGGTGATCGAGGTGGAGGAGCCCGTGCGGGTCGACGCCGAGGTGGTCGACCCGATGCACGAGGCGAAGGTCGAGTTCAGCCGCGCGTTCGACGCCGTGCTCCAGGCCCGGCGCGCGGTCCTGTCGCTGCTGAAGGGCCCGCACGCCGCGTGGCTCCAGCAGCAGGCGATCGACGCCGCGATGACCAACCTGATGTCGGAGCTCAAGTGGGGGGCGCCGGGTCGCTCGTGCCCGCAAGCCGGCGATCACGGCAAGCGGTGCAGGTGCAAGGGTCTTGGGTGGATACCGCAATCGCAAATCGGACAGGAGGGGAACGGAAATGGTCGTGGCAATCGACGAGAAGGCTGATCGGCTGATTCAACGGGACAAGCTCGACGAGCTGATGCGGATCGACGCAGGCTTCCGCAAGAGCGGAGCGGCGTACTGCATCCTCGTGTCGAGCCTGCTGGTCAAGGACGACCTCGACGATGTCGACCGGCGCGTCCTGCTGAACCTCCAGGCCGACATGATCTACAAGGCCGAGATCCTCATGGAGGTGAGCCCGTCGCTGCGGGCACGGGCCGAGCGGCACCTCCGCTTGCTGCGGAAGGAAGTGACGCAGTGAGCGACCGGCGCAAGGACGCGCACCCGTTGCTGTTCGACGGATGCGACAAGGCAATCATCGGATACATCAGCCGCTGCGGGCAGGTTCCGATGGTCGTCTACGACTGGGAACGACTCGTTCGCGTCTTTGAGAAGCAAGGGATGACGAACGAGGAGGCCGACGAGTGGGTTGCCTTCAACTGCGAAGGCGCCTGGCTTGGATCCGGTACGCCTGGAATCCTGCATCGCGGCAACGCAGACGCCGTGAAGGAGGCGATCGAATGAACCTCCGCCCGTATCAGGAGCACGCCGTCGCCGCCGTGGAGCAGGCGCACGCCGAGCACCAGGCGGCACTCCTCGTGCTGCCGACCGGCTGCGGTAAGACGGTCGTGTTCAGCCACCTGGCCGCCCGCCAGCCGAAGCGGACCCTCATCCTCGCGCACCGGCAGGAGCTCGTCGAGCAGGCGGCCGAGAAGATCCGGGCCGTCACCGGCGAGCACGCGGCCATCGAAATGGGCAACCGCTACAGCCAGGAGCGCGGCGTTTACGCGGCCGCGAAGGTCGTCGTCGCCAGCGTGCAGACCATGATCGCCGGGTTCAGCGGGAAGCGGCGCATGGATCGGTTCCGGCCGAACGACTTCGGGCTTGTCGTCGTCGACGAGGCGCATCACTCGGCCGCGAACTCCTACCGCGCGGTGATCGAGTACTTCACCAAGCACAGCGGCGCGCGCGTCCTGGGCGTGACCGCGACGCCTGACCGAGGCGACAAGAAGGGGCTCGGCGACGTCTTCCAGACGATTGCCTACCAGTACGAGGTTGCGGACGCGATCTCCGACGGCTGGCTCGTCCCGGTGACGCAGCAGATCGTGCACGTCAAGAGCCTCGACTTCAGCGAGGTGCGCTCGCGCGGCGGCGACTTCATGGAGGCCGACCTCGCACGGGTGATGCAGTACGAGAAGACGCTCCAGGGCGTCGTCGCACCGGCGCAGGAACTCACCTCGAAGCTGCGGACCGTCGTGTTCGCGACGAGCGTCGACCACGCTGACCGGATGGCCGAGATGTGGAATCGCTATGACGCCGGGTGCGCCCGTTCCGTGAGCGGCCGCATGAACCGCGACGAGCGCCGGCAGCTGCTGACGGCATTCGCGCGCGGCGACTTCCGCGTCCTGACCTCGTGCATGGTGCTGACGGAGGGCTGGGACTGCCCGGCCGTCGAGGCGGTCGTCATGGCCCGGCCGACCAAGAGCAGGGCGCTCTACGCGCAGATGCTCGGCCGGGGCACGCGCCCGCTTCCTGGGCTCGTCGACGGCGTGGAGGATGCCTACGAGCGCCGCCTCCGCATCGAGACGAGCACGAAGCCCGAGCTCAAGGTGCTCGACTTCACGGGAAACAGCGCGCAGCACAAGCTGGTGTGCGCCATCGACATCCTTCGGCCCGACGCCTCGGTGGAGGTGCGGGAGATCGCCGTTCGCAAGGCCGCGAGCGGGATCCGAGTCGACACGGCCGTCGACGAAGCCGAGGAGGAGGAACGCGCTCGGAGGGACCAGGCCCGACGCGAGCAGGAGGCTCGCCGTGCCGCCCTCCGGGCGCGCGCCACCTACAGCGTGGCCGCGATGAACCCGTTCGACGTGATCGGGCGGGCGCCGCCGAAGGCGACCGCGTTCGACCGGACCCGCCAGATCAGCGACGGGATGCGGAACGTCCTGCTGAAGGGCGGCGTTGATCCCGACGGCATGAACTACGCCGAGGCCAAGGCGATGTGCGCCGAGATCGTGCGGCGTTGGAAGGCCGGGCTCTGCACATTGAAGCAGGCCAAGTACCTGAAGGACATGGGGCACAGCCCCGACTGCACGCGCGAGGAGGCGCGGCGGATTCTCGATTCAGCATGGAGGAAGACAGCGTGAGGAAGAAGCGTCGCAAGCCGGTCACGTTCGAGCAGGCAGAGGAGATTCGACGTCTCGTCCGTGGCGGAGCAACCTTGACGGTCATCTGCGAGCGGTACGGGATCTCGAAGCCGTACGCAAGCTTGATCGCTCGCAACCTTCGGAAGAAGCGGAGGCCAGCCAATGTCGCAGCGTGACGAGGGCGGGATCGTCGAGTGCGACGAGACGTGGGTCCGTTTCGAGTGGCCGTCGTTTCAGGTCCGGAACACCGGCTCCCAGAAGCTGCGCGTGAACGCCGAGATCGTGCACGGAGCGTACGAGGTTTCGTTCGAGGTGATTGAGCTCGATGACGTCGCTTGCCCCCGGACGATCTGCGAATTCAGCCTGTCGATCAACAGCCTCGAGCGGATGGTCAAGGTCGCCAGGGCGCAGGAGGGAATGCAATGAACGGCAAGTGGATGCGGTGCAGTCGCCGGCACCCGTGCCCTGTCTGCGGTCACGCCGACTGGTGCTGCTGGCTGTCGACCGGCGAGGTGTTCTGGTGCATGAGGTCGGGCGCCGGCAGCGTGCCGGGCTTTGAGCGCGGCAAGACGCACGTCAATGGCGGAACGGCGTGGCGACCGACCGTCGAGCCGCCGCCGCGCATGGCGCTGCGTCGTGACGAAGCCGAGGTCGTCCGCACCAAGAGCGCGATCCCGTGGAGCGTGATCCAGGTCGACTGCATGAACGAGATGACCGAGGACGGGCTGTATGACGCGGCGTCCATGCTCCGCATCCCGGCATCCTCGCTCCAGGCGTTTGACATGGGATGGAGCGTCCACTGGAAGGCGTGGACGTTCCCGATGCGGCACCCTGTCAGCAAGCGCATCGTCGGCATCCGCACTCGGACTCCGTGCGGCAGGAAGTTTGCGCTCGCCGGAAGCAAGCAGGGATACTTCATGTGCACCTACGCAAGGCCGCAGCAGCGCGTGTTCCTCGTCGAGGGACCGACTGATGCCGCCGCGGTTCACTCGCTTGGCCTCGAGGCGATCGGCCGCGCGTCGTGCCTGCACCTGTCGCACGCGTTGCGCGATGCGCTGGCCGGCAGGACCGTGCTCGTCGTCGCCGACAACGACGAGGCCGGCCGGCGCGGGGCGTCGCGGGCTGCGGAGTTCCTCGACCGTTCCCGCGTGACCGTGATGTCTCCGCCGGCGCAGTTCAAGGACATGAGGGCGTGGATCGCTGGCGGCGCGAACAGGCAGGACGTCGAGACTCTGGCAAGGGAGGCCATCGAAAATGCCGTGGAAGAGCAAGTTCAACGTATCTCCGCCTGACCAGCGCCGGTCGTTCGGCAGGACGTACGCATCAAAGGCGGAGAAGGAGTACGCGGATTGGTGTCGGGCGTGCCATTCCAGCGGCGCGTTCCAGCTCGTGCTCGAGCAGGTTTCGATCTGGCTCGGTGTCCCGGAGAACACCTACCGTCCTGATTTCTTCATCATCTTCGCCGACGGCTCGTACGAGTTCGTCGACGTGAAGGGCGTCGAGACGGCCGCGTTCAAGAAGACCGTGAGGCTGTGGAAGGCGTACGGTCCCTGCCGCCTGCGTGTCGTGAAGCGGAAGGGAAAGGGATTCGCGACCGCATACGTCGTCGAGAAGGGAGCGCAATGCCGCGCCGAATGATCGGAAGACCGAAGCGATACGTCCAGTCGAGGTTCGGACTGTTTGCCGCAATGAGCCCGCTCGAGGCGTGGTGCGACGATGGAAGCGCGTCGAGGTACGTCGAGATCCGTTGCAACAACAACGGAAACGATGGCTCATGGTCCGCGATGACCAGCCCGGATGAGGTCCGTCGGCTGGGCCAATGGCTCATGGCCGCAGCGGCGTGGATGGAGTCGTGCGATTCCATCGGTCCTGGCGCGCGGGAGGTTTCGGAGCAGCTCTACAAGGGAGAGGGATGACGATGCTCAAGGCAGCGATGCACGGACGCCTGCTGGCCGACACAATCATGGACAAGGAACTCGACCTTGAGCGCCGTGCGGCCGAGGACGGCGCGGCCCGGTACGAGGCCATGAGCCAGGCAGCGATCAACCGCGGGGAGGGGGCGCAGCTTCGGCCAGCGGAGCGGATGCTCGCCGCGTGGTATCCGGTCCTGCTCGCCGAGATTCGGCGCGAGCGCACGAGGTGCGTGATGGGCAAGGCAGGGGCCGGCCGGGCGGTTTACGGGCCGATCCTCGCCGCAATCCGGCTGAAGCCGGCCACCGCCATCGTGCTCCACGAGGCGATGAGCCACGCGATGCAGTGTCCGCGAGGCGTCACGCTCACCAAGGTTTCCTACGCGATCGGGTCGGCGATGGTCGCGGAGATTCACGCGAACGCCTTCAGCGAGCGGAAGATCGATACGAAGGAGCTCGACGCGCTCATCCGGCGGAAGGGTCAGAAGATCCCGCGCGCGATCAACCACTGGGCGAAGCAGACGCTCGAGGACCACGTCTGGGCACGGCGCGTCTGCACGATGCTGGGTCAGGCGATGGTGTGGAAGCTGATCGACTCTGCGACGCTGGACGCCGGCGAGGGAGTGCAGCTGCCGTGCTTCGTCGTCCGGCCGCTGTGGCAGAACGGAAAGCGCGTGAATCACCTGGTGCTGACTGACCACGTCCAGCGGCTGATCGCGGACGCGCAGCTTCTCCGCTCGGGGATGCGGCCTCGGTTCGCGCCGATGGTCGTCCCGCCGCTCCCATGGGGAAAGGATGGCGAGAAGATGACCGAGGGAGGCCATTATCGCCTCCGGACACCTTTCGTGGTGCGAACCTCACGCAGCCTGCGCGAGCGACTCAAGGCCGCGTCCATGGACCAGGTGTTCAACGCGGTGAACTCACTGTCGTCGACGGAATGGCAGATCGATCCGTTCGTGAAGGACACCATCTCATCGCTCCTGGCGCAGGGCGGCGGCGTGGCCGGCATCCCCCGCGCCGATCCCATCCCGCTGCCACCGAAGCCGGAGGGGCTCGACGGGCTCAAGGACTGGCAGCGAGAGGCGGCGCAAATCTACGAGGCGAACCGCAAGGCGTACTCGAGCAGGAACGACCTGCTGCTGGCGCTCAACCTCGCCGACCGGCTCGTCGACAGCCAGGTGATCTGGTTCCCGCACCAGCTCGACTTCCGGTCGCGGTGCTACCCGGTGCCGCTGCACCTCAACCACGTCGGCGAGGACCCGCGCCGTGCCATGCTGCGGTTCGCGAAGTCCGTGGCTCCGGACATGGATGCCATCAAGGTGCACACAGCGAACTGCTGGGGCAGGGGCGTCGAGAAGAAGCCGTTCGCGGAGCGCATCGCCTTCACGGACTCCGGCGCCCGCGACTTCGAGCGGTTCCAGGCCGACCCGCTGAAGCACGATGGCTGGATGGCGGCCGAGGACCCGTTCCAGTTTCTCGCCGCTTGCCGGGCCTTGTTCGACTCGCGGGCGGCGGCGAAGCTCCCGGTGCAGGCTGATGGATCGAACAACGGGTTGCAGCACTACGCCGCGATGGGGCGCGATCCGGTGAGCGGACGCGCCGTGAACCTCGTGCCTGGCGTGCTGCCGAGCGACGTCTACATGGAGGTCGGCCAGGTCGCCTGCCGGAAGGTGATGGAACTCGCCGACGCCGGCGACCAGACCGGACGCCTCGTCCTGTCGAAGGTCACCGACCTTCCCAAGTGGCGCAAGGTCGTGAAGCAGAACGTGATGACGAGCGTGTACGGGGTCACGCGGACCGGGGCGCGGGAGCAGCTCGTGCCGAGGCTCCTCGAGCTCGGGATGGAGCGGAAGGACGTCGCGAAGGCGGCATCGTGGCTCGCCAAGGTCACGATGGAGTCGATCGGGGAGAAGTGCATCGCCGCGAGCGAGATCATGGGGTGGCTCAAGGGGGCCGTCCGCCAGATCGTCCTCAAGGACCGGACGAAGCCGATCGAGTGGACGACGCCGCTCGGGTTCCCGGTGCTCCAGCCGTACTGGAACCAGCACCGGCTTCGGATCAAGACCTCGGTCAGCCCGTGGGAACTGCACCTGGACGTCCCGAACGAGGACGACAACCAGCACCTGGGGCGGAACGTCAACGGGATCGCCCCGAACTGGGTGCACTCGATCGACGCGAGCCACATGATGCTGACGGCGCTGCGGTGCCGGGTGGACGGCATCGAGTTCGCCGCGGTCCATGATTCGTTCTGGACGCACGCCGGGACGGCCCGCCGGCTGGCGCACGCGCTGCGGGACGAGTTCGTCTCGCTCCACGAGCGTCCGCTGCTGGCCGACCTCAAGCAGTCGTGGGAACGCCGCTATGACGTCTCGCTGCCGGACCTGCCGGCGACGGGCTCGCTCGACCTCGCAGACGTGCGGAGGAGCGAGTACTTCTTCGCGTGACCATGTAAACCCGCGGTATGTGATATGGCTGCACCGATACGCGAGCAGGGCTACCCCGAACGGCTGCCCGCCACCGTCGCGCAGCTCATCGCCGACCTCGACCGTGCGGTTCCGAAGGTTGTGATCTCGTCCCCGATCACGCAGGGCGACGTGCAGGCCATCAACTTCACTGCCGGCCAGCGGTCGGTGGTCGACCAGCTCGTCCTGATGGCGCGCAAGGAGGGCCTCCTGTGAGCCAGTTCTCGATGCCGGGAATCCCGGCGAACATGGACCCGACCTTCGCGCTGGACATGGCCGCCGCGCTTCGTGAGCAGGCAAAGGCCCTGCGTTCGAGCCCTGACGCTGGATACGAGACGATCTCGTACAAGGTGCGCCGCGGCGGCATCGCTGGGTTCTTTGGGGCCACCAAGACCGTGTCCGAACGCCGCCTAAAGGCCGGGGCGCAGCAGCTGCTCGACAATGCCGCGATGTTCGAGCAGCAGGCGTCGTACTTCGACAGCCTGTCCAAGAGCCTCACGTCCATGCGCGATCGCGAGCAGGCCCTCGAGGACCAGGCGACCGCGGAGGAAGAAGCCGCCCTGGGGATCCAGAAGCCGGTGAGCGAGGGCGGGCAGCAATACACGCGGAACGACCTCACGAGGCCGGCAAACAACAACCGGCTCGCGATCCTCCTCGGCTACGACGACCGCGAGAACAACACGTCGGGCATATCAATCAATTCAGGCGGCACGCTCGGCGGCCTCCGCATCCCAACCGGAACCTGATTATGTCGACCACCCAGCAGCGACTAGCACAACTGATCGCGCAGCGGCAGGCAACCGCCATGTCCGTCGACAAGACGCGCTCGTACATCCAGAACTTTGCGAAGTCGCGAATCAACGATCTGAAGTCAGAGATTCAACGATCTCCGCGGAATTGGGTCGGCAAAAGCGGCGCTCAAAGCGAGATCCAGCGATTTGCGAGCATTGAGAGTGCTGTGCAGCGTGGCGAGTTGCCGACATGGTCGTCGCTCGCACCAGCCGCGACGCGCGAGCGGTACTTCGCGCCGGTGGTGTTCGACAAGTCTGTTGGTTTCGTAGCCAAGATGCCTGATGGCAAAGAGTTGCATCCGCGGTACTTCCAGGGTGGGAAGGGCTATCAAGAAGCACTGCTTGCCCAGAACAAGCAGTTCTATAACTCAATTGTCGCGAAGGCTGGCAGCATTTCGGCCTTGGACCAGGAGATTTCAAGCCTACAGACGCAGCTTGCCAATGAACTGGCCGGCGGTGCGGCGACCGGAGGCGGCTCGCCGACTTCCGGCGGTGGCACGACCATCACGCCGATTGAAGGTCCGGTCGACCAAATCGACGAATCTTCCTTCGCCCAGACGGAGGCGCAGTCCAACGAGCGATCGCGCCTGCGACGTGACCGTGCCCGCATCGCGTTCGGCACGCCGCGCTTCGGCGTCGGCATCAACATCCCGCTCGGAACCTGATGAAAAACATCGAAGCCTGCTGGCAACGAGACGACGCGCGGCGGCAGACAATCCTCGAGCGCGCGCGCCAGTGTGCTTCGCTGACCCGCCCGTGGATCCTCCCGGAGCTAGGACAGACGGCCGACTCGAAGATGCCGGAGACGTTCACGAGCCTTCCTGGCCGCGGCGTCGCCAACCTCGAGGGACGCCTGCTCATGGCGCTCTACCCGCCGGGCACGCCGTTCTTCAGGCTCATGCCGGCGGCGCACATTCGCTACTCGAAGGACGTTGACCACGAGAAGCTGAACTCGTTCGCCAACGCGCTCTCGGTGTACGAGCTCCTGATGATGGCGAAGCTCGAGTCGAGCGACATGGGCAGCGCGGCAAACCGCCGGCGCAGCGGATTCCGCTCCAAGAAGCGCGCGGCGCTCACCCAGATCCTCGTCACCGGGGACGTGCTCGAGCAACTGACCGACGACTACCGCATCCGCGTCTTCCGGCGCGATCAGTACGTCACGAAGCGCGACTCCAGCCAGGAGGTCGAGTACCACATCGTTCGGGAGAAGATCGACCCGCGCACGCTCGCGCCGGAGATCCTCGCCGCCGCTGACATCGACCTTGAGTCCGGCAAGGAAGACTATGAGCCTGACGAGATCCTGCTGTACACGCGGTGCAGGTGGGAGCCGTTCTCGCGCATCTGGGTGACGGAGCAGGAGATCAACGGCAACGTCGTCGCGACGAGCGAGGATCCGGTGCCGTCGTTCTTTGCGACCCCATATGAACTGGCGCCCGGCGAGGACTACGGCCGCGGGTTCGTCGAGAGCAACCTCGGTGACGTCCGGACGCTGAACGAGCTGCACGAGCGCCTGATCGACTTCGCCGGGATGTGCTCCAAGTTCGTCCCCGTGATCGACTACAACAGCCAGATCCGGGCCTCGGACCTCGCGAAGCCGAGCGGCGAGGTGATCGAGGGGCGTGTCGTCGGCGGGCAGGTGCAGGACGTCGCGTTCCTGTCGGTCAACAAGGGAAGCGACTTCCAGGTCGTGTACCAGACCGCCGCGGACAAGCGGCGTGACCTCGCGGTCGCGATGCTGATGGAGGCCGATTCGGCACCGAAGGCCGAGCGAGTCACCGCGTACCAGATCCAGCGCATCGCGACCGAGCTCGAGGGCGCGCTTGGCGGCATCTACGCGCCGATCGCCGATGCCCAGCAGGTCCCGCTCGTCGAGCGCCTGATGTACCTGATGCAGCGCCAGCGGCTCGTGCCGTCCATGCCGCGCGGCTCGTTCGACATCGAGGCACAGACCGGCATCGCCGCGCTGTCCCGCGAGGCCGACAAGGCCAAGCTGCTCCAGCTCCTCGGCACGATGGCGCAGTTCGGGCCCGAGGCGGCGAACCGGATCAACATCGGCGTGCTGTTCGACACGCTGCTCCGACAGAGCGGCATCTACGAGCCTGGGCTCGTCAAGACCGACGAACAGCTCGCCGCCGAGGCACAGGCCGCCCTCCAGCAGCAGATGGAGATGGAGGCCCAGAAGAAGCTCATCAACGTGAGCGGAAACGTGATGCAGAACGAGCTTGCACCGCAAGCAGGAGGACCGAATGGAACAGGAACACCCGCCGGCTGAAGCGCCGGCAGAGGCCGCATCGCCACCGGCTGAAACGCCGGCGGCGGTGCGGATCGAGTCAAAGGGCGTCTCGGCAACCGCGGATGCGGCCACGATCGCGGAGATCACGCCGAAGAAGTGGGCCGGAAAATTCGAGAGCCCGGAGGCGCTCGAGCAGGCGTACGCCGAGGCGCAGAAGCTCATCGGGCAGCGCCGGATCGACAGCCCGGAATCGCTCGCGGAGAAGGCCGGCGTCAAGCTCGAGGAACTGACCGCGGCGTACATGGCTGACGGGAAGATCCCGCCGACGGCGCTCGAGGCGCTCGAAAAGGCAGGCATTGGCCGTGCGTTTGCCGAGCGGATCGTCCAGGGCGAGGCCGCCCGCGTGAAGTACGCGCAGGGCGAGGTCGACCGCGTCGTGCAGCAGGTGACCGAGATCGCCGGCGGCGCGGTGCAGCGCGACACGGTCCTGAACTGGGCCGCGGCAAGCCTCCCGAAGGCCGACATCGAGAAGATGAACGCGCGGCTCAACGACCCGCAGCAGGCGGTGTCGGCGATCCGCGAGCTGATGTTCATGCACCAGCAGGCAGTCGGATCCGGCAAGGCGCGGCCGCTCGTGTCGGGCATGGCGCCGGTCGCGGAGGCGCCCGGCTTCACCAACTCGTCGCAGGTCGTGGCGGCGTTCGCCGCGGCCCGCCGGCAGGGCTACCTCGACGAGGCGACCAAGCGGCGCCTCGCGAACACGCCCGAACACATCTTGCAGGGGATCAACCGATGACCAGGGTCTTTGCCGAGACGCCGAGCCAGTCCGAGCGGCTCGAGAAGCTGAACAGCTCGTACATCACCGGGATGCGGATCCGCAACGACATCCGCGAGTGCTGCGTGACGCTGATCGACAACGTCACGGGCAACGAGTACCACCGCGGCTACCACCCGGAGTCGTACTCGAAGGCACTCGACGCGGCCCTCGAGACGGTGACTGGCAAGCCGCGCACCACGGCGGAGATCGCCGCCGACGCGGTGGCCCTTGCCGACGAGAACGCGAAGCTCCGCGACCTGGTCGAGCAGCTCCGGCTGCGCGGCGCGGAGCAGCCGGCGGCGCAGGAGGAGGCCGCTGCCCCGTCACCGACCCGTCGCCGGTCGGCGAACTGATCCTCCTGCGTCCACCGTCCGGCCTCGGCCGGCGGTGGATTTTCATCCTCTCTGTGCGGCTTCCGTCCCGGGAACGGGACGGTGGCTTTTCCGACACGCGGCCCGTGATCGGCCGGATACCCCAGCGATGGGCCCGGCGACGTCACGGACACCCGCAGGTCACCCCGTGTTTCCCCAATCGAATCTCTTTCGGAGCAAGCAATGAGCAACGTCAACTACGAGCGCATCCTGGCCTCGTGGAACGGGTCCGCCCACGATTCCACGGACAGCCTGGCGCTGAAGGTCTTCTCGGGCATGGTGCTCGAGGCATTCCAGCAGTCCACCCAGTTCTACGACCGCACCGGCCAGTTCATCTCGGTCAAGGTCATCGAGGGCGCCAACTCGGCCCAGTGGCCGATCCTCGGCGACGACCCGGCCCCGTCGTACCACACCCCCGGCGTCGTGCTGAACAACACGGTCAGCTCGCCGCGCATCAAGACCGCCTCGGCCGACGTCGTCGTGGACGAGATCCTCGTCAACGCCCTCGACGTCCCCTTCCGCGACATGGAGATCAGCCACTTCGACGTGCTGGCCCCCTTCGCGACGAAGCTCGGCCGCGGCATCGCGAAGGTGCTCGACAAGAAGATCGCGATCCTCGCGGTCAAGGCGGCCCGCACCGCCAGCGTCACCAGCCTCCACGGCGGCGGCTACAAGGTCGAGCGCAACTCGTCCGGCTCCGGCAGCACCCTGCTGACCGACGGCTCGGCGTACCAGCTCTCGCCCCGCGGCGCCTACAACTTCCGCTCGGACGTCGCGTCCCTGGCCCAGGCCATGGACGAGAAGGCCGTGCCGGAGAGCAGCCGCTACCTGTTCATCACGCCCTACATCAAGAGCGTGCTCCGGTTCGAGGCCAACTTCGACGGCACGAACCTGACCAGCGTGCCGGTGCTCCCGTCGACGTACGACCAGAACCTCAACACCAGCCCGAACGACGTCAACAACCGCGTCATCGGGATGCTCGAGGGCTTCAAGGTCATCGTCACCAACCACCTGCCCAGCGGTGACCTGACCGGCAACAGCCTGACCGGCGAGGACGCGGCCATCGCGTACACGTCCGGTTCCGGCACGACCGGCGGCAAGTACCAGGGCCTCTTCGACGGCTCCACGCAGGCGGGTGGCCGCCCCGTGGCCGTGGCCCTGTGCGGCGCCGACACCGGCAGCCCGGCGATCGGCATGGTCCAGGCGTCCGGCCTGCGGTCGTACGTCGAGGCCGACGAGCGGCGCAACACGCAGTTCATGAAGGCCCAGATGATGGCCGGCATGGGCATCATCTGCCCGTGGTCGGCGGGCGTGATCCAGGTGTACTGATCCCTCTTCAGCCCCCGGATCGGCGGGGGTGGGCCTTCGGGTCCACCCCCGCTTCTTCCGGGCGACGGAACCACAGACATGACCATGCGAGACGACCGGATCGTTTCACTCTCGTTCAAGGACTGGCTCGGCTTGATCGGCCTGGTCGCGTCCATCCTCACCGTGGTGTTCACCATGCACGTCGGCATCGTCCGCATGATGGAGCGCATGAGCACCACCCTCGACCACCACGCCAGCCGGCTCGACCGCATCGAGATCCGGCTCGACAAGGACACCAAGCCATGAACATCCAGCCCAACATCGTCACCAAGGGCGGGGACGCGCTGTCCACGTCCGTCACCGGGAGCGCCGTCGGCGCCTTCCTGTCGACCCACCAGCCCCGGTGGCAGTGGAAGGCCCTGACCCGCGACGGAACGACCTACAGCGCGTACGGCACGCTCGGCACCAAGCCGACGACCAACGTCCTGTACGAGTCGTCCCTCGACCACCCGACGCTGGTGCGCCTCATGCCGTTCACCGGCACCAGCACGAACACCACCGGCGGCATCCGCGTGGTCGGCTGGTCCATGTACATGGACGGCGCGAACGAGGACTGGGTGCCGACGGTGCTCGCTGACATCTCGCTGACGCGGACGAGCGGGACGACCGTCAAGAACGCGGTCGGAGGAACGGACTTCTACCCGTACGCCGGCGGCGGTGTCACCACCGGAACCCCGGCCCCGAACCTCTACGCGCTCGGGAACACCTCGACGAACCCGCCCGCATCGGTCGTGGTCGACGCCCTCGGGTCGCAGCTGATCCAGGTGACCTGCATCGCGCCGGCAGGCGACTTCGGCGTCATGTGGTGCGTCCTCTGATCCATGCGTAATCTCCTCGGTCGGCTCCGGAGGTCGGGCTCACGGTCGCTCGTCGAGCAGCTGGCGACACTCACCTCCGTCGGCGACGGCTCCACGCTCAACCTCGACTTCACCACGGGCGTACTTGACCCGCGCCTGTCGTTCTCGCGGTTGGGCGATGCCACCTTCATCAACAGCAGCGGGCTGGTGCAGTTTGCGAACGCAAACCTGATGACCTACAGCAATCCGCGACAAACGGGTACTGCGTGGGGAACTACTGGTACGGTCACATGGGGGAGCAGCACACTTACTGACCCAACCGGAGGATCAGCAGCACAGTCGATTACGTTTGGCACTACTGGTTCTGCAATCTTCAATACGTCCGGAACGACGGTTGTTTCCGGTATTACCCACACATTTTCTGTGTGGATGCGCTCCGCAACCGGAACAACTACTGTCAGAATCGGAGATGCGAATGTCGCTCCAGTCGCTACGGTAACTCTCACTACGACGTGGCAGAGATTCAGTTGCCAATACACGACTTCAGGAACGAACGACGGCGGCGCGATTTATAGTCAGACTGGAACACCAAGCGCGGAGTTCTATGTCTGGGGCGCACAAGTCCAACCTGGCAGCATCGTCGGCGAACTGCTTCAAACGAGCGGAACAATCAACAACAACATCCCACGCTTCGACCACGACCCGACCACGCTCGCGCCGAGGGGACTGCTGATTGAAGGTGCGGCGACGAACCTTGCAAGGCGTAGTGATGATTTCAATACTACGGTGACTGATGGCACTCAATGGGTTGCAGCCGGTTACACAGCGGGAACATTGTCAACAACTCTTCCTGACGGAACCACAGGCAACGCACGAAGGATCAGTACTGCGTCTGGATCTGGGTCGTTCCGTTCTGCTGACATTACGGTCACGGCATCAACTGCGTACACGTTTTCGTTTTGGGCGCGAAATAATGGAGGATCGCAGGCACGATTCCGTGTCTGGAACGTAACGGCTGGTTCTTCCATCGTTGACTACACGCAATCCATCAACAACTATGTCTCGCAGATTGGCGGCGCAAACAACACATCCTCTACCTGGGTTCGCGTGTCCGTTCAATTTACGACGCCCGCAGGATGCACAGCAATCTACGTCTACCCAACTTCAAGCGATGCCGGCACGGTTGATCTGTTGATTTGGGGCGCACAGGTCGAAGCAGGTTCCGTCTCCTCGTACATCCCCACGGTCGCAAGCACGGCGACGAGGGCCGCGGACAACTGCTACGCAGATTCAATTTCTTCGTGGTACACGCAGGGAAGCGGGACGATGTTGTTCTTCGGAAGGCCAACAGTTCCTTCTACCAGAACCATGCTTACCTTCAGCGTTGGCACAAATGTTCCGCGAATTCAAATGTACGGAAGCACATCTACGGATGTGGTCTGCTTTTTGGAGAATCCATCAGGTACTGGAGCAAACATCGTCTTTCCGTCTGGAACATTGGTGAACGGAACAGCGTTCAAATCAGCATGGGCTTTTGAAACTGGAAATCACGCCGCTTGCATCAATGCAGGAACGGTTGCCACCGCTAGTACGTCATCACCAGCGGTTCCTTCATCTGGAATCACCCGACTCAACATCGGAATGCGATATGACGGATTCAACCAATTCAACGGTCACGTGATTTCTGCGAAGTATTGGCCTACCCGTTTGGCAAACGCAACCCTTCAAGCAATTACGACCCTCTGACATGGACTACCTACTCCGATCAACCACCGAGTCCGACCTCGACGATGCCCTCATTGCCGCAGGGCTTGCCGAGGAACGCACCGACATTGACGGCGAGGTCATGGTGCTGCCCGTCACGGGTGTCACGCTTGACCGCATCGGGCCGATTCCGGCACAGGTTGATGAGGAAGGGATCATCGTCCGGCCCGGCGACAACCGCTACCACGCGAACATCCGCGCCACCATTGAGCTGACCGAAGCCCAGGTGGAGGCGCTGCCGACGTTCACGCCCGAGCCGACCATCCCGTACCGGGTGTTCGCGTGAGGGCGATTGTCCTCGTCTTGTTCCTAGCCGGGTGCAACCCGGTCGCACGCATCTCGGCGAACGCAACGGCGATCCGCAACGAGGCCGGGGCGCTCATCGACCACGGAAACGCCATCGGCGACCAGGTCGTGGTGCAGGGCGCGACCCGCATCGACGAGCACGCCGCGGCGATCCACGGCGACATCCCGAACGTGCAGGCGGTCACGCCGGCGTGGTTGTCCACCCTGAAGTGGTGGGGCATCGCGCTGGCGGTCGCCGGCGTGGCGTTCGTCCTGGCGCAGAGCGGGGCGTTTACGGCCGTCCGCATCGCCATCGGGTGGCTGCCTCGCCGGAAGGTGGCAGCCGCCGAGCTCGCCGTCGATACACTTGATGAATCCCGTCCCGAGGGGGACAGGGAACTCGTCACGCTGCTCCGGGCGGACCCGGAGTTCGACGCGGCGTTCAAACGCGCCAAGGGGCGCAGAAAGA